CTAAAAGCAGCCATTGACACTCTCCGCACCGAGTTGCGGAAGTTCACAACCCAAAAGCAAGCCTTTGCCGACTACAAGTTGGTGGATGGAACTGTTGTCCGTGTGGACGGCGACCTCGTTGCAGGAACCGCCGTGTATGTCATCACCGAAGACGAAACCCTGCCCGCTCCTGACGGCGAGCATCAAGTGGAAGGCGTTGGTGTCATCAAGACCGAAGGTGGCAAAATCACTGAAGTTGTCGTAGCCGAAGCCCCAGCACCTGCCGAGGAAGTCGCCGTTGCCGCAGAGATAACCCCCGAAGTTGCAGGCGAAGTGGTGAGTGAAATCGCCGAAGGCTACCCAATGGTGGACCCCGCCATGGTGGAAGAAATCGTCAAGAAGCACTTGGTCAGCATCATGGAGGAACTGAAGGCAGCCTACACGGAAATGGGAAAAATGAAGGACAAGATGGCCGCATTTGCATCGCAGATGGAAACCATGACCGACATCGTCGAGAAGGTCGCAGAACTCCCATCCGAAGCCCCGAAGCCAACCGCCTCCGCTATTGTGGAGCAACGGAAGGCCGCTGCAACGCAGAACTTCAATGCCCTCGCACAAGCAATCCAAACTCTCAAAAAATCCAATTAATCCTTAACCCCCCAAACAAAAAGCCATGGCTTATTCATTCGTTTCCCCGCTGACTACTTACACCGAGCAGCAGCGTTTACCCCTCATCACTAAGGCCGTGTTCTCGGCCCGTTCCGCAGCCTTGTTCACCAAGCAGGTGGGCATCAAGTCGGCCGCTGCGTTGAACCTCATGGACACCGATGCAAATATCGCTGGTGGCGATGTATGCGGTTGGACCCCAACAGGCAACACGACCTTCACCCAGCGTAATATCACCGTTGGCCGCATGAAGATTCAAGAGGCTCTTTGTCCTCGTTCGCTGGAACAATACTGGATGCAGTCCCAGTTGACCGCTGGTTCTACCTACGACGGCGTACCATTCGAGCAGGCATTCTCCGAGCAGAAGGCTCTCCGCATCGCCGAAGCGTTGGAGAACGCTATCTGGCAGGGTAACTCCTACTTCAGCGGTGTAAACCAGTTGCTGAACGCCGCATCGGGTTCCACGGTTCTCGCCAACGCTTCCAGCACCACTTGGAACCCAGTATCGGCTTCCGTCGGTATCACCACTTCCAATGTCATCAGCATCTTTGACAAGGTTTACAACGACATCCCGCAGGCTATCTTGACCCGCAACGACCTTGTAATCTTCTGCGGTTGGAACAACTTCCGCACCTTGATTGGAGCCTTCAAAGCCAACACAGGTGTTATGTATAACCAAGTGGATTTGCAGGGCCTTGCCGATGGCGACATCGTTTACCCAGGCACAAATGTCCGTGTAGTTGCCGTCCCAGGTTTGACTTCTACCAATCGCATCGTCTGCACCTACCTTGGCAACCTGTTCTACGGAACTGACTTGCTCTCCGACGAGGAAAACTTCTCCTTGTGGTACTCGCAGGACAACGATGAAGTCCGCTTCCAAGCCGCCTTCAAAGCAGGTGTGCAGTTCGCCTATCCCGACTTGATGGTTGACTTCCGCTTGGCCTAAGTGTAAGGGGGGAGGGAAACTTCCCCCCGCTTTTTATTCTTGCAACTCACAAAATAAATATACACTATGTCTTGCTCCTTAACTACGGGCTACGCCCTCGGATGCCGCAACTCGGTTGGCGGTATCAAAACAATCTTCGTGCAAACCTTCAACCCAACGGGAACGGTCGCCAATACGACTGGCTCCGTGTCGGGAACCCTTGCAGGTACTTGGTTTGAATACGACTTGACGAAAGCCACCTCCAGCATGACCGAAACGCTGAATGCGTCGGTTGAGAATGGAACGCTTTTCTACACGCCCGAACTGACCTTCACCATCAACAAGTTGCAGACCACCGTCCGCAATGAGTTGCGCCTCTTGGCTCAAAATCGGGTGTACGCAATCGTTCAAGACAACAATGACCGCTACTGGTTCCTCGGTGCGGCCAACGGCTTGGAGGTGTCTGCGGGAACCGCTGGAACGGGTACTGCATTTGGCGACAGGAGCGGCTACGAGTTGACCCTTTCGGGCATGGAGCCGAATCCGATGCTGAATGTTTTGGTATCTCAATTCACGGTAGCGACCGCACAAATCAGCGGTTCGTAGCGTATCTTTGACCTGCGGGTTCTCATACGCCCGCATGGTTTAGTGGTCTGGGCCATCTCGCAAGGGGTGGCCCTTTTTTTTGTACCTTTGGGCATGAGAATTTGCATCGTTTACAACGCTCACCCGACGGGGTGTTCCTTCTACCGCTTGGAGATGCCGAACGCCTACCTCGGTGACAACTACACGGAGTTTGACTATGTCTGCGTGGACAACATCGCCAATGTCAAGGATGAGGACTTAAAGACGGTCGATGTGTGGTTATTTAATCGCTTGTGGTGTCAAGGTACGCTGGACCAAATTCGGAAGGTTTACGAGGCTCTGACGGCCTTTGGGGCGAAGGTTATCTTGGACCTTGACGACTACTGGGTGCTGGAGAGTGGGCATATCATGTACCGACACTATTTGTCCACCAAGTTGGACGAGCAAATCCGTGAACACATCCGACTTGCCGACCATGTGACCACCACGACCGAACACTTGGCGCAGAAGATACGCCTGCTCAACAAAGCCGTCACCATCCTACCCAACGAACCCTACGAGGCTTACCAGCAGTACCTTCCGACACGAATTCCGAACCCGAATCGCACCTGTTCAAGATTGGCTGGTTCGGAGGGGCGCAGCACCAAGAGGACATCGCCTTGGTGGAGCATTCCTTCAGCCTGCTTGCCCACGACAAGTCGCTGGATGGGAGATACAAAATCTACCTTGGCGGGTGGAACGACGGGAACGCCGTTTACGATGACTACGAGCGGATGCTATCATGCAGGGGGTTAAACAAGAATTACGGACGCATCCAAGCGGCGGACATCTACTCCTATGTGGGCGGGTACAACTTCATCAACGCAACCATCGCCCCCCTGCGTGATACCAAGTTCAACCGCCTTAAAAGCGAACTGAAAGTCGTGGAAGCAGGATGGATGGGCAAGGCTATCATCGCCTCGGAAACCATCCCTTATACGGACATCATCGTCCACGGGCACAACGGGTTGCTCATCCCCTACGGCAAGAAAGACGCATGGTATAAGGCGGTCCGCAAGTTCGTGAACGAGCCCGACTACGCTCGCTCCTTGGCCGTGCAGTTGTCCAAGGATGTACGGGAACGCTTTGACATCAGCAAGACCGCCGAGCGGAGGGCCGAACTCTACCGAAGCATCGGGCGCAAATTGTGAAATTCGGGCGCATCCTACATTTAAGGATAGCGTGATTTACCTATCTCCCAATTCTACCAACACCATCGTCGTCACTTGGACGCAGCGGGCCTCATCGGGGGACCGTTACATCCTGCGGCTGACCAACATCGCCAAGAACGCCACGACCGACTTCACCCTGCTGAAATCGGCCAACCTTTCTTCCTACACCAACCGCTATGACAAATTTCAGATTACCGTGGGGTCGCTTGAAACAGGCTCGTATAAGTATGAAGTTTACGATACCAATAGCACGGTTAGTGCAGCCGTTGCGGTTGTTGAAACGGGCTTGGCGTATGTACAGGTAATCAGCCTCACATTCAACACCTTCGCCAATACCATCCAATACAATGTCTACGGCGCAAGTGCCGTCAGCATCTTTGATTCAACTTTTGACCCAACCTTCCAATGAGCGTACAAACAAGAACGCAGTTGCAGACGAGTGCCGCAACCATCACCAACGAAACCGCTGCCGCAGCCAATACTGCTACCCGTGTGGGTGGACTATTTGACGACCTCGCAGATACCGCCACCTTGGACCGAGAGCGGGGCGTTGCAAACCTGTACCTGGACGAGGTGAAGAACTTCACCCCGACCCAAGGGAGTGCAGTCAAGTTGACAACCCCGCTGAAATCGGGACTGCTGACGACCTACAACTTTACCCGCACAACCACCGCCATCACCTACACAGGGTCTATATCGCCAAGAACGGAACCATCATTCCGCAGTCCATGACCGACATTACCACGGGCCACAACAACGGCCATGCGGTCACGCTTGAAGCGATTCTGCAAGGCGCAGTCAATGACGAGTTCACCATCTACATCAACGCCGTGAACGATGGCGGTGCTATCACGATTTCGGCCCTCAACTTCACCGTCCACACGCTATGAGCAGCATAAAACAATCGTTCACCCAATGGTTGGGTATTGAACACAAGGTCCCCGTGATGCTTGAAAACAAAGCGGGAAAATACATCACCTACGGGGCGTTTAATGAATACCCCTATTACCTGCTGGACAACTACCGCCGAAGTAGCAAGCACAACGCAATCGTCAACGGAAAGGTCAACTACATCGTGGGCGGTGGATGGCAACCAGGGGAAAAGATGACCGTGGAGCAGCAGGCCCGCTACGCCAAATTCTTTGACGGCTTATCCGAGCATGACGACTTGAATGACATTACCGAGAAACTCGTCCTTGACTTGGAACTATTCAACGGGTTTGCGGTTGCGGTGACTTGGAACAAGATGGGGACCATCGCTAAGATGGAGCATATTCCCTTTGAGAAGATTCGTGTTGACAAGGACGAGCGGATGTTCCAGGTGGCTGACTGGTACGACGATGCGATGGTCCAACTCTACCCCAAAATCGGGGATGTAGAGAAAATCCCCGCCTTTGATGCAGACAACCGCATCGGCAAGCAACTGTTCTACTACCGGGTCTATGCCGCTGGCGTGAAGTCCTATCCCCTCCCTGAATACATGGGTGGCTTGGCGTGGATTGAAGCGGATGTGCAGGTGGCGAACTTCCACAACAACAACCTGCGAAACAACTTTTGGGGTGAAGAACAGGGCGACATTGAGCGTCAAATCAAGCGGAAGTTCAGCGGGACCGACAACGCTGGCCGCTTTGTTGTGACCTTCAACGACGATGTGTCCAAGGCTCCGACCTTGGAACCATTGACCCCGTCCGACATGGACAAGCAGTTTGAGATTTTGAACAAGGCCATCCAGTCGGAAATATTTATTTCGCACAGGGTCGTGAACCCGATGCTCTTTGGTGTCAAGACCGAGGGCCAACTGGGAGGACGGCAAGAACTGGTGGAGGCTTACGAACTATTCAAGGCTACCTATGTGAACGACCGTGTTCGCAAGGTGGAGCGGATGATGAACTATTTGGGTTCGTTCAACGGAGTGGAGGGAATGGAACTCATCCCCGTGGAGCCTATCACGGAGCGACTATCCGAGCAAGCCCTGCTGCAAATCATGACCCCCGAAGAACTGCGGGAAAAAGCGGGCCTCCCTACATTGGAAAAGCAACCTGCCGATGTCGTCGGACCGAACGCCCAACCCGACGAGGTTCCGCAAACACCTGCACAACTTAGCAACGACAACATCAAGAAACTATCGGGCCGTGAGTACCAAAACTTGATGCGTATCGTCCGTCATTATGCGCAGGAAAAAATCACCTTGGAGATGGCCCGCACGATGTTGTCCGCTGGTTTCGGCTTGACCCCCGAAGAAGTGAACACCCTGCTCGGCGTGCAGGAGCAGACCTTCAGCGAACCCCAATGGGGCGAGGAGGACACCGAGGATTACGGATGGGGCGAGGAAGAGTTCAAGGTCTTGGAGGTGGTCGCCAGTAAGTTTGGGAGCAGTTCGGACGACTATGTGGTCATGCACTCCAAGCCAATGCGCTTTGACACCGACTTGGACGACCAGGTGCGTCAAGCCTTCGCTGAACTTGGCGAGGAGGAGAAGGAACTGGATAAAAAAATTGAAGCCTACCGCAAAAAGAATCGGGACGCAAGCGTGGAAGAAATGGCCAAGGAGTTTGGAGTGAGCAAGGCAAAGGTCGCCAAGCGGGTCGCTTACCTAATCACAAAAGACCGTTACCCCATCGCCCGTACCGTGGACCAAATCGCCAAGGAAGGTGCAAAGCCAACGGCCGAACCCGTGCTGGAAGTGAGGTACAAGTATTCTTGGGCCGCAGGTTTCAGCAACAAGGACAAACGGACCAGCCGTGAGTTCTGCAAGGTCATGTTGGACTTGGCCGATGCAGGCAAGGTCTACACCCGTGACGACATTGATGGTATTTCCAACATCATGGGGTATAGCGTATGGAATCGCAGAGGCGGTTGGTACCATACCGCAAGCGGAGTGAACCGCCCGCAATGCCGCCATGTGTGGGAGCAGCAACTCGTCATCCGCAAAGGCAATAAAATCACGAAAGCATGAAGGCACTATTCATATCCGAACAAACCCTGCTGGACAACTCGGTCATAAACGAGAATGTATCGTTCACGCAGATACGGCCCACCATCGTGAAGGTGCAAGAGATGCGGATTCAGCCTATCGTTGGGTCGGCCTTGTATAG